CTTGGCTCCTCTTACTATTCATGCTTTTGGTTTGTTCATCATGGTGTTCTTCTTCCCACTACTGGCTGCGGTTATCGCTGCCGGATGGTTCATCCTGCACGGTAGGCGTCCCTCACGGATCGTCGGGGGTGCAGTGGAAAGAGGTGCAGACGCGTTTCTATCCCAACTTGACAGAGACAACCATGAGGACACACCTTTTGGCATGGATCCAAACCTTGCGCCGGAGACACCATTGCCAGGGTGCGCTGATGGCAGTGCGAAACGGTGGGCTGTCCATTGCAGTCACGTGGTTCGCGCCCGCCTAGGTGGCACCCCTACCCGAACTGAGGCAAACCGGCTTATGGTGCAGAAAATGTGTCGCGACTACATGAAGGAGCGAGGCATGCGTGATGCCCACATGCCGCGGCACTTGCCAATGGCTGTAGCCCTTGCTTTCGTCCCCACAAAGTGGGAGGTGGAGGCTCGGCAATTTGAGGCGAGTGCTGCCGTATCAGATCGGGATGGTGATGCAGGTTTGTGGTTTCGGTATCTTGGCTGGGGCAGTTGGGGCTCCAGTTTAGAGTACAAGAAGAAATAGGGGGGCCTAGCCGAGGTGCCTGGGGTCGATACCAAGATTGTTCGCGGTGTCGTGCCTGGTATGCAGGTCATTGAGGCTGGGTTCCGCAAGGTGCGACGCTTGTATGCGTTTGTCGGACTTGGGAACGGGGTTCGCTTTGGTGTTCATAACAACACTTTGGTGAACCTGCGGCGTGGTTTGGTGGAACGTGTTTTCAATGTGGAACGCAATGGCGAGCTGGGCAAGCCGCCATCCCCCAAACCGGGCGTGTTTGAGAGGTTAAAGATGTTTCGTGCGAGTTTGTTGAAAGTCGTCCCTCGAGTTCACCCCATGGCAGCGGAGCAATTCGTTGAGCATTATGACGGTCGACGGAGGACGATTTACCAGCAAGCTTATGACTCGCTGAAGTCGCTGGGCGTGCAAGTACGAGACAGCTACCTTTCCACGTTTGTGAAGGCTGAGAAGATTAACTTCACCGCCAAGTCTGACCCTGCCCCGCGGGTGATTCAACCGCGCCACCCACGTTACAATGTGTGTGTTGGAAGGTATATCTTGGCGATCGAGAAGATCATATACCAAGCCATCGCTCAAGTGTGGGGTGGGCCTACTGTGATGAAGGGCTACAACGCCTCCAGCACAGCAAGGCATTTGAGAGATATGTGGGAGGAGTTTAGGGACCCGATTGCTGTCGGTCTTGACGCTAGCAGATTTGATCAACATGTCAGCGCTGAAGCGCTAGGGTGGGAGCACCGGGTTTACCTGGAGTGTTTCCATCCTGGTGATCGTGCTGAGTTGGCCAAGTTGCTGAAGTGGCAAGTTGACAACAAGGGGTTTGCCCGGGCTAG